CTACCGTACCTATACTCCTGATTTTGTACTTTATAATGGTATCATCATTGAGACCAAGGGCAGGTTCATGGCAGCAGATAGGAGAAAACATATTGCTATAAAGAAACAGCACCCCAAGCTTGACATCAGGTTTGTGTTCACTAATAGTAGAGCCAAGCTAAGTAAGGGGGCGAAGTCTTCATATGCTGACTGGTGTATCAAGCATGGGTTTAGGTACTATGACCGTATCATTCCCGAAGACTGGTTAAAAGAGAAGGGCAAGAACAGACATCCTACATTTATAAAGTTTAAAGGTGCAAAAGTAAAAAGGAGATAATCATATGGATATGGAACAACTAAAGAAACAGATAGAAGATGAAGACTTTGTTATACGCCTACGGCCTTACGCTGATGATGACGGTAAGTGGAGTGGCGAGATTGATATATCCATCATGGCCTTTCCTGAAAACAAAATGGATGATGATGACTATGGACAGGTAATGCACTTCTGTAAGATGATGTGTGCTACTGTACCTATAATGGAAGAGTCAAAAGAAATACGAGATATTGTTCACGATTATGTGATGGAAGTCATTGACAACGAGATGGATATTGAGGTACAACTTGAGGATGAAAGAGAAGCAGGTGTAGAGAAAACCTATGACGGTAACGTAGTACACCTTTCTTTTAACACCAAGACAGGAGGTTCAGCATGAGTAGACATGAGGATTATATGAAGATAATGAGGGAAAAAGAGCAAGCAGGTAAGGAAGCCTACAGTGGTAACGTACTTGATATGGTCAACAGTCCACCGCATTATAATCAAACAGGCATTGAGTGCATCCACGCTATCTCTGCTGCCACTGACAAGGGATTCAAATACTATCTACAGGGTAACATTATGAAATACCTTTGGCGGTTTGACTACAAGGATAAACCCCTAGAGGATTTGCAAAAGGCCAAGTGGTACTTGGACAAGTTGATTGAAGAGGTTATGGCAGATGGCAAGAGTTAAACTGTTCATCACCATAGACGTAGATGAAGAAGAATATCCAGTACCTGCAGATGGCAGGATTGGAGAAGAAATAGAAGATGGCATACGTGAGTACTTCTACGATGTAGAAGGTACTGACATCAAAACAATTAGAACTATTATGGAGTAATGAAATGAGAAGCAATCAATTACCAACAGACTACCAAAACTTTATTGCTCTTTCCCGATATGCAAGATGGAAAGAGGATGAGCAACGAAGGGAAACATGGAGTGAAACTGTATCAAGATATTTTGATTACATGGCTAGCCACCTGTCTAGCAATCACGGCTATAAGCTTTCTAATTCACTAAGAGGTGAACTAGAAGAAGCTGTACTTAGTCAAGCTATCATGCCTAGCATGAGGGCATTGATGACTGCAGGGCCAGCACTAGACCGCTGCCACGTAGGTGGATACAACTGCTCATACGTACCTGTGGATAGCCCACGTGCGTTTGATGAGACAATGTACATCCTAATGTGTGGCACAGGTGTAGGCTTCTCTGTGGAGCGTCATTGCATTGAGAAGCTACCTATTGTGAATGAAGACTTTCATCACACAGACACTGTAATCAAGGTAGGTGACAGTCGTCCGGGTTGGGCTAAGTCACTCAAGGAACTGATTGCTATGTTGTACACTGGACAGATTCCCAAGTGGGATGTGTCTGAAGTACGTGCGGCAGGTGAACGCCTCAAGACATTTGGCGGTAGGGCATCAGGCCCACAGCCTTTGGTTGAGTTGTTTGAGTTTGTTGTACAGAAGTTTAAGGGTGCAGCAGGACGTAGGCTTTATCCAATCGAGTGCCATGACATTATGTGTAAGATTGGTGAAGTGGTAGTCGTAGGTGGTGTACGCCGTAGTGCATTGATTTCATTGTCTAATCTTAACGATGACCAGATGGCACATGCCAAGTCAGGTCAGTGGTGGGAGAATGAAGGACAACGTGCCTTGGCTAATAACTCTGTGGCATACAAGACTAAGCCTGAGATGGGTACATTCATGCGTGAGTGGTTGTCTCTGTATGACAGCAAGTCAGGTGAGCGTGGTATCTTCAACAGGCAGTCAGCTATCAAGCAAGCTGCTAAGAATGGCAGACGTGAGACTGACCATGACTTCGGGTGTAATCCTTGCAGTGAGATTATCCTACGTCCCTACCAGTTCTGCAATCTGTCAGAGGTAGTTGTGCGTGAGAGTGACACAGTAGATACACTCAAGGAAAAGGTACGCCTAGCTACTATTCTGGGTACGTTCCAAGCTACCCTGACTAACTTCAAGTATCTACGTAATGTATGGAAGAAGAACACAGAAGAAGAACGCTTGCTTGGGGTGTCATTGACAGGTATCATGGACAACAAACTAACATCAACAACAGGTAATACACTTGAAGTGATGCTAGAGGTCTTGCGTGATACTGCAGTGCAAACCAATGCAGCTATGGCGAAGCAGCTTAAAATACCACAGTCAACTGCTGTCACTTGTGTGAAGCCTAGTGGTACTGTGTCTCAGCTTACTGATGCAGCGTCAGGTATCCATGCACGACATAACCCATTCTACATTCGTACTGTACGTGGTGATAACAAAGACCCACTCACACAGTTCCTTATGTCACAGGGTATTCCAGCAGAGCCTGATGTAATGAAGCCAGACAGCACAACAGTGTTCAGCTTCCCTATGAAGTCACCCTCTGGTGCAATCACTAGGACACAGATGAATGCCATTGAGCAGCTTGAGTTGTGGCTTACATATCAGCGTCATTATTGCGAACATAAGCCTAGCGTAACAATTTCAGTTAAGGAAAATGAATGGATGGCTGTAGGCTCTTGGGTATATGAGCATTTTGATGAGGTATCTGGTATCAGCTTCCTGCCATTCAGTGCGCATACATATCAGCAAGCACCTTATCAGGATATAGATGAAGATAACTACAAAGAGTTCTTGACAAAGATGCCAAAGAATGTAGACTGGTCATTGCTGCAAGAGTTTGAGAAAGAGGATACCACTTCAGGTGGACGTGAGTTAGCGTGTACTGCAGGGGTATGTGAAATAGTTGACATCGAAGCAGCGTAGTGATAAGTTAGTATGGAAACGAGGGGAAGGTTGGGTACAGTACAATCCCCCTCGTAGTCATCCTAGCTATGAAGAGTGGAAGAAACTAAAACAGAAAGAGATGGAGGGCGACAATGAAAATACACGTTGAAAATGTAACTGAACATGAAGATGGTTCAGCAACTGTAGTGTTTGACTGTGATGAAAAGGCAAGACAGACATTAATTAACGAGGGGCTTATCTCATTACTGGAGAAAGCTGTAAGTCAACAACATCCAGAATATGATTGGACAACACACGAAAAGGAGAAAGAGAATGACGGAAAGTAATCGAATGATTACCATTGATGGTAAGGAACACGACTTTGAAGAACTAGAAGATAACCAGAAGGCTATGGTCAATCATGTTGCTTCATTAAACAATAAGATTGCACAGGCTAGGTTTGACCTAGACCAACTGCAAGTAGCACAGGATGCTTTTAGCAAGATGCTAGTAGCTTCAGTAACGGAAACCTCAGAGGCGCAGCCAGAGGGAGACTAACCTATGAAGAACTTAGAGCCAAAGATTGAAGACCGCAAGAAGTTTGACATTGACCTAGAGTACGGAAAGGTACGTGAGCAACAGGTAGCTGACATGCTACAAGACAAGAAGATTGAGGTGAAGAGTGAGAGAGATGTGTGGCAAAAGACTGGCAACATTGCAATCGAATACGAATGCTATGGTAAGCCAAGTGGCATCAACGCTACGGAATCAGATTACTGGTTCCACAACCTATGCATTGGTAGTGAGACTTTCGCAACGATTGTATTCGATACTGCCTCACTGAAGCGTATTATTAACAACTTGGATAGCAAGCGTAGCGTATCGGGTGGTGACAACAATGCGTCACGCATGTATCTGCTTAATCTACAGAAGCTATTTTCCTCTGATGTAATCAAGGCGTTTAAGGAGACTAACGATGCGGCGTAATAGCCTAAGTAAGTATGATGCTCCACTCAAGATTCAGTTTGAGTGGGGCTATGAAGCCTTTAAGAAAGGTAAGTGTGGTAAGGCTAAGAAGGGTTTCTTCATGGCTGACAGCGGCATGGATAAGAATACCATGCAGCATCGTGAGTGGGTACGTGGATGGAATACTGCATTCTACGATAACCTTGAGAGGATTACACAGAATGGAAAAGCTAGAGCAGGAAGTTAAACAGTGGATGAAGGAGAAACAAATGAGTGGTATAACCGCATCAGACTACCAGAACAAAGCCTGTACCACAGCTATCTTCCCAAAAGAAACAGCCCTAGCGTACTTGACGTTAGGACTGGCAGGTGAGGCAGGTGAGATTGCTAACAAGACCAAGAAGCTTATTCGTGATGGCGATAATCCCGCTAAACGTGCAGAGATTACAAAAGAGTTAGGTGATGTATGTTGGTATATTGCCGTGTTATCAAAAGAGTTAGGAGTGAATCTTGGCAAGGTTATGGAAGACAATCTTGAGAAACTGGCTGACCGTAAATCTAGGGGACAGCTTCAGGGTTCTGGTGACAATCGTTAAGGCTACGCCCTTTGTTATCGTTACGCTTTGGTTTCTGTATATGTTTGGTATGGCGTTAGCCAATGACATATGTGATTGTATAAAGCAGTACGATGGCTGGTGGCGTATAGAAAAGGGGGCTTAATTGCCCCCTCTTTTATTATCTAACTCCTAGTTTTTGATAGAACTTGCCATAATCAACAAGTTGTTCATAATCGTACGGCTCACCCTCTTCTGGTTTACCGAATACTTCATGGTATCTATTCAATGCTCTCTTCTGTGCAACAGGATTAAGTTTGTTAAATGCTACTCGCTGCATTGGGTCGAACCCATATCTATCCTTACCTGACAGTGCAGAACGAACTTTTACAACATCCATTATATCAGCTTTATAGTCTTTGATGACAGAACGTATAAATTCTTTTTGTTCGTCTGGCCCTAAGTCTTTGTACTCTTCACTATTCTTCAGAACAGGTACGATAAAATA